ACCCTGAAAAATTGTCCTGGTTGCCGTACCAGGTGACGTATTGCCTCGCCCCTCCACGCCTTGCCCAGCCGGGCCGGGCACTGCCACGCCGTGCCGCGCCTAGCCAAGCCAAGCCTCGGAAAATCATTTGATCACCTTCTGTATCCGGCGCCAGTAAGCCACCGTCGCAGTCTTGCGGTCGCCAGTCGGGCCTCCATTCCATCTCCTGGCTAACTGCTCGGTGGTGGCTCCGCGGCCGTAGTGGGTCAGGTAGGCCTGGCAGACTGCTCGGGCCTGCACCCGGTTGGTCATGTCCTGGTGCCGGTAATGGCTGCCGGTGATCCGGTTGACGTCCAGAACCACACCGCGGTGAATCTGGAGGCATCCAATGGCCCGGCCTTGGTCACCGATGGCCATGTCGTTGTTGCTGCTCTCGACCAGCATCAGGGCCGAGATGAGGTTGGTCAGGTTCATGGCTGGACGTAGCAGGAGATTCCATCGACCACGATGATGCCGTGGCCGCCGTCGATTATTGCTACCACAGCGCTAGCCTCGGCCTCGATGGCTGTGGCCGGCCGAACGTACATTCCCGACTTGTAGTCGTGCAGGTCGCCGTTGGAATGGTCAAATGCCTGGAAGCAGGGCATCGAGCAGAAGTTGCCCATCTCCCGGTCTTCGGGCAGGGGGCCTTGGCAGTGGATGCAGGTGGTGGGTTGGAAGAGGATGTTGCTCATAGTGTTGCTGTTGTTTGCTTTGGTGGTGCTTGTTTGCGCGTTGGCCAGTCGCGCCCCTGGTTGGGTGGTATTCGCCCCACCCGGGCGTAAATTGAATTAGTTCCAATCGGGATGGTTGCTGGTAACAAGAGCCACCCGATCCCATCCGCGGCAGAGTGCAATGTGACCGCCACCAATGTGAACGTAAGCCGAGTTAACTGCATTTCGCAGAATCTGAGCGGCTTGTTGGCGAGTCAATTCGCCAAGGTCTGCACCAGTTTTTAAAAGAACGATTGCAGTGCGCTCTTCTGTGGTGGGGGTGTTTTCGTATCGGACGGTGATCTTGCTCATGTTTTGCTTTGGTTTGCTGTTTTTGTTGCCTTCGACGTGATCAAGATGGGCGATGCCCAGCCTTTCGTCTACAGAGAAAACTGTTTTTCTGTAGATTTAAGATAAAACCCAATGTTTGCAGGGGTCAAACAGGGGTCAAATTCTCCGCAGGTCGACGTAACTCAGGCTCATAAATGTCTGAGCGTTGATCGTTGCGTCGAAGTAGGAGATGACCCTTTGGGTCTCTCGTTGCGAGTAGCTGTGGTAATTTTTTATACGGGTCGCAACCACCGCTGGAAACTCAGTCGGCTGGCCGTTTTCCGTATCCCAGTTGCCCGACGTGAAGCCGAACTTACGGCACCAGGTCTGCAAGTTCTGGGGCGGAACGAAGAAATATTCGGTCGAGAAGCTGTCCTCGCCGCGGAAGCATTGGACTCCCTGGCCGCTCAGTAGATCGTAGCCGGCCGCGTCGAGATACCAGGCATCGAGGTCGAAGTCGGGCTCGTAGCCTGTGCCAAAGAATCCAGGCAGGCCAGGGGCGAAGTTCTGGGTGCAAAGGCAGATCGACTCAGTCCATGAGTCGAGGCGCCACTGCAGCAGGTTCCACAGCCAGGCGCTCTTCGGGATCTTGTGGAAGAATGGGCCGCAGCCTGGGCCGCCGTTTAAAAGGCCTTTTGCAAAATACGGTATCGCGAAAATGTAGGTGTTACTTTGCCAGTCAAACTTGATCGAGGTCAGATAATCAGCGTTTGAATTGACCGCAGAAGCCATTGAAAGCGGCACTGTGGATGCGAACCGGGCATTTCGTTGATCTCGGAAGACATCGTCGATAGCCACCTGAACCAGGGTGACGAATGAGGAATTTGGCCCGTCAGGCTTGATGGCGAACTTCGGCGTTTTGTTTGGGCTGCCTAGGATCCGAACCGAGGCATCCACACCGTTAGGCCCTCCCCATTTGTTGACCCAGAAATCAGCTTCAAAACCGTTGCTTGATTGATAGTCAGGGTCACCAGTACTGGCTCGCATCAACTCATTGTCGTAGTTGCCGGAGCTGAATCCCCAAGGCCCTCCTGGTGGGATGTAGGCCGCATTGATGGCCCCTTGCAACATTGTCGTAGAGGTTGGAATCGAGTCCCCAATCTTGGTGGGGAACATATTCTGCCACGGTATCCCAGGAGATGTTGCTGCTGCATTTCTCGATGGAGCGATCAAAGATGTCTTTGTTCTTGAAGAGAAATAGAAGTCTGTCCATGCACCCACTCCATATCCTGGGTTGTGGCTCTTGACGTAAAGTTGTAATTGTGAGGCGTAGGCCTCGAAATTAATCAGAATATTGCCGTCGATGCCTATTGGGCTTCCAACGCTACAGGCCAGCCCCTGGGGCGTCAGCCTGAGTAGGCCGACTCGGTCCTCGGTGATGTCGTGAACGTCTTCGTAGTCGTTAATAAATCCAGCCTCAACAGCCAGTCGGCGGCGTACGTCGATAACCTTGTCGAAGATCGTCGCCTCGTTGCCGGCAGACCAAAATGAGTCAAAGTTGTTGGATGGAGGGTAGACCGTCGAAATAGTTATGGGTGTCGTGCTAATCTCCCAGACAGGGCCTTCTCCATTGTTGAAGATGTTGCAGTCGATGGGTGTGATTTGGAAGTAACCGCGGCGGCTGGTGAGGGTGATGCTGGTCGGGTTTTGGACGACAGTAATTCCAAGCGCCTCCAGCCTTTGGACTAAGCTCCCAACACCCGGGAAGTTGACTTCGCGATCCTCATAGGTCGGATTGGTGCCATTTGGGTCGATGGTGTATCTGACTTGTGCACGTCCCCAGGTGAACACCAAGTCGCCGAGCTGCTGCCTAAAGTCCCCGGGATCGGCGTAGGTCTGTGGGTACACCTGCCGGATGTCGTGCTGCACCGTTGGATCGATCTGGGCGCCCATCGTGTGGAGCCAGTCGAACATGATGAACGGGTTGGCCACGTTGTTGGCCTGGGCCGACCGTTCCAGCGCCAGGAACGGCGAGGTGTTGGGTATCTGCCAGCTCGGCGGTCCCTCGGCGAAATACGGCACGTCGCCTGGGAAGTACGGGAAGAAATGGTAACAAAAGCCACCGTTAGGCCAGCGCGTGGCCCAGGTGCCGTCCTGGCGGCGTCGGAATGCTCGGACCTGCCCTGGTCCTACAAACTCCCTATCGCCACTGCCATCGGGTAGCTGGAGCAGCACCTGCACGGTGGTGGTGCCGCAGTTGTGCACGCGCCAGCAGTCGTACCGCTGGTAGGTGTTGAGGATACGAAAGACGGTCAGGCCCTCGATGGCGATCTCGGCGACAGCCAGCTTGTGCTTGTGGATCCGACCAGGAGGCAGTGTGGGGTCGGAAGGCCCGAGGCTGCCGCGGACATAGGACGTCAGGCCTGAGCCGGCCTGAGGATCCCAGCCGAGGTGCACGTCGTACTGGATGCCGGCCACCTCCCGGCGCAGTAGCTCGAAGCTGTAGTGGATCGATCCGACGTCACAGGTGAAAGGATCGCCAGATGTGCTGTGGTGGTCGACGTAGACCTGGCCGCCGGCCACATCGAGGTGCTTGTTCTCTAGCTTCGACAGGGCGATCTTGGCCGCCTGTTGGCTGTGCTCGTCGCGGTAGTAGCCGATGCCAGGGATGGACGGGTTAGGCACTCCTCCGTCGTCATGCAGGCGCATGGCTGTCTGCGCATCGTTGCGGTAGACATACCAGACGCCGTAAGGGAACGGCGCCGACCAGTGATCGAAAGGCTGGAATCTCGATTGCGCCCACAGCGGACCCATCTCATTCAACGCTGCCCGACATTTCGCGTCGAACCGGCTATACAGGACGTTCAGGTTGTAGGCCGTGAACATCTTGTCTTTCCTGTCGGTAGCGTAGGGCATGGGTCAGTAGAACCAAGACTCCTCGGAGGTCTGCACCGTTGTCGACATCACCGGGGTCTTTAGAGTCGTGCCGTTGGCATTCTGCTCGACCCGTTGGCCAGGCCCGGCGACGAGCTGGACCCGTCGAACGGCCTCGATGAGCTGGTTGATGGCCCGGGCATGATCTGCCTTAAGGCCGGTCTCGGCCAGTTTGGAGGGCAGTTGAATGGCCATGGCTATAGCTCGCAGAACTGGGCGAAGATCTTAACCGGGCTGTTGCTGGCTTTGACGTACATCGTCGCATCGACCCATGGGATCAGGATGAACTGCCCGGCTGGGATCTGGAACGAGTACGGTGAGGAAGGCCCGATAGAGACCGGGTTGACCAGGTCCAGGTTGACCACCAGGAGGCGGTAAGGCGTCCCGAGGTCAGCGGTGAGGTCCAGAACCTCGTCGCTAGTGCCGACCACCTGGGTCTGCTGCCCCATGTCGGTGCCGGTCATGTTGGCAATAGCGCTGTAGGACAGTGAGTTGATTACGGCGCCGCCCTTGGAGGCGTAAAGCCGCGCGGACATCTCGACTTCGTTTGCCATAGGGTTGGTGCGTTAAATCTCGCAGAAGGTGGCCTGGATGGTCACCGCGGAGGTGTTAGCAATCAGGTAGAGGTTCGTGTTGATGTACGGGATCAGCATGGTCTCGCCGGCCGGAAGTCGCATCGTGCCGGCACCTGCGATAAAGCCAGAGCTGAACGACAGCTCGACGTAGTTGGTGGAATCAAGGTTGGAGATCAGCACCTTGTATGGGCTGGTCACGTCGACAGGCACATCCAGGGTCTCAGAAGATGCGGTGCCGATAGATTGAGTCTGTGAACCCATGTCGGTGCCGACCATGGTGGCGCTCTTGGTGTAGGTGACCGAGGGTAGGTAAGCGCCGTTTTTGGAGGCGTACAACCGGGCCGTCATTTGGATTTCGTCTGCCATAGTGTGTGTTTTTTAAAGGTTATTCAGAAGAACGGGTAAATGAGTGTGTCGTAAGGTGCGAAAGTCCAGGCGATGACCTGCTCAACCTGGTTGGTTTTGTTGACCAGGCTAGTCGAGAAGTTGGTTTGCTTCCAGCCCCAGACGGTGCCGAAGGGCGCTAAGACTGCCCCGGTGGCTTGATCTTTGGGAATTTTGGGAAGCATTTGTTGCACAGATAGTGGCAGATTCCAATTCTGAGCAAACGATTCGACCGTGTAGACAGGCGGTATTCCGTTAGGAATTTGAGGCAGGCCTAGATTTCCGGAAAAAGTGGCTATCCTAGTCAGACTGACTCGAGCAATAGGGAACGTGTCTTGGCCGCGGTAGAGCATCTGCCAGACTTTAAGCGCCATCGGATAACGAGCTGGGTCTGCGAGGTTAGTATCTCTCTGAGATAAAACCTCACCGTTTTTAGCGGCTGTCTCAATAATGAACTTGTAGAGGTTTGGATTCCCTGTCGAGTTGGCCTCCTTGTCGACTGCTGGCAGAGCAAACACCGACACATCGAGGTAATCGGTGCGGAACTCGTAGCGGATGTCTGCTATTTCTCCAGGTAACGGGGCCGACTGATCTTGTATTGCAAGGCTGGGGTCGTAGGAGTTGCCGCCGATTGTGACGGTGGCCTCAGAATACGGGCCGTCCTCGCGGATGCTGTACTTGGCGCCCAGGGCCACCCATTGGGCCGAGGCTATCCGAAGTGCATCCTTGGGGCCTTTAAATATCAGCGTGACAACTCGCCCATTGCCAACGTTGTCGTATCCACGACTGACTTCGACATAGGTCAGCGGCGTGTTGCTCGGAGGCGGCGTCGGAGCGATTAAGTTACCCTGGATCGTTGCCATATTATTCTACAGCCTGAGCTGTTCTGCCGGTGTTTACTCGGACCGCACGGGTCTCGTTGGTCTGGATCTTGATTTGCCCCATGAGAGTGTTGGCCCATCCAGGAGGCGCTGGTGTCGAGAACATTGAGGTCTCTCGTTTTACCCTGCTGTCTATTGTGCCAATGGTTCCGCTTGGCATTGATATTGACCCTAAACTTTTACTAACACCCTGAGATGAATCGACCGCTCCTCCAAGGCCGATTCTATATGGTTCCATCTCTTCTCTAAACTTTTTAAAAACACCGCTAAACATATTGTTATATACAATTAGCTCTTTAGCAGCCTCCTCGACTTTGTTTCCGAAGAAATTGAGATAAGGCACTGAAGCAACAGTAACTTGCCGCTGTATCTCATCCATACGGTCAGCTAATTTTCCAACCTGATCGATTTGTTCTTTAGAAATTATGTCGATCGGACCCATCTCTTTTATCTTAGACATTGCTCCGGCTGCCTTGAATGCCTCATCACCGAGGATAGCAATCATGGCTGCCTGTGTCTGGGCGCTGCTGCCTGCATCCTTGTGCGCTTGGCCCATCCTAGAAATAAGATCGATGTTTGAAATGCTCGCATCGTTAAGTTCAGCGACTGAAAAGCCTAGTGTCTTGAAGTATTCCCGGGCTTTGCCTCCCTCCTCAATAGCCTTCAGGCGCTCCTGACTGACTTTAGTGATCGACTTGGCCATGGCCTCGAAGGAAACACCCGTCTGGCCTGCCAGCACCTGAAGGCGCTGCACGTCGTCGGTGCTGATGTTGAGTTGCTCGGAAAGGTCTCCGATGGCGTCGACTGTCTGAATCACCTTGGAGACAAATGCGCCGATGGCAGCAACAGATAGCGCTGCACCAAGCTGAGATCCTACCGATTGCCGGAACTTGTCGGTCGTGCTCGAAGCCTTTTTTAAGCCGCTTTCGTAGGCAGAACCGTCCAGGCCGAGCTTTGCAATAAGTGAGAAAATGGCCATTTGTTAGTTCCTTACCGTCTGCTGTTCTTGAGCATAGCGCCAGAGGGCATCGTTCTTATCGTTCCACAGCTCGACCTGACCGTGCATTTCGGCATTGGTCAGGAAGAACCTTTCGGCATCGGTCACCGGCATATTTAGAACCGTCTCCTCGGTGAATCCAATGTCGACCAGGCCAACCAGCAGCCTTTCGGGCCAGGGCATAGCGGCCTCCCTGGATCCTGCACCCGGCTGCCGGAGAACCTCTGGGCAGTCGGATTTGTCGCCGATCCACTCCTGGAGGGTGTGACACTCCTTGGCTATGTCGGACTTGCTGACCTTCTTCCGCATCAGCCGGAGCGGCACCCAGCGGAACACCGAGGCCATAGCCTTGACCGACTCCTGGGCAGATTGGCTGCACACGACGACAGCCTCGACCAGGTCGTTAGCGGTGGCCCGGCCTCCGGTGACGAAAGGCGATCCGAGGCGATGCAGCAGGATGGCGTGGCCGACAGTAAAGGGCACCATGCGGAGCCCGATCACCATCGGACAGGGCTTGGCTGTTGCGCTTAGGATGGCGGCCAGGCTGCTCACAGGTTGGTTGCGGCGCCGGCGGAGATGTTAATGAATCGTTTTAGTGTCATCGTGCCGGTCGCTTTTCCTGTCTGTGTGGTCTTAATCGAACCGCCGCCAGCATAGATCCATCGACCACCGCTGCCGGTGTTGATAGCGTCGGCGTAGCCTCCAAAATTGATAACTGGAGCGCCGGTGATGGCAACAGTGCCGTTACCTACGGGTAATGAGCAGCCATAGAGGCGTTCCAGTAGGGCGGTTGCTTCAGTGGCATTGGTCCCGACAGGGATAAAATTGACCGTCAATGTCAGCCGGTTGTTGTAGGTAATGTGGCCGACCACCTCGCCGCTGCTGTTCCGAACCTCTTCGGTGTCACATTCGTGAGTGATGTCGTAGTTCTCGATGCTAGGTGAGACATATCCTCCGACGATGAGTGAGCCACCTGCGTCATAGACAGCGATGGTCGCCGGTGATCCGAACAGGTATTTATTGCCTTGCGTGTTAGCCATGTGTGTAGGTGTTTAAAGGGTTGCCGAACAGTAGAGGGTGAATGTCCTGGTGAACGTCCTGGACCGATTAGAGATTGAGGATGCCCCAAAGTCCAGAGGGGCGGCGAATTGCGCCGTAAAGGGGCCGCTAGGGTCGTTTGCTGCGGCATCGAGGGCAGAGGCCCCGGTGTCGTCGAACAGCGGCAGGATCCGGTTGTCGAGCACCTGGACGGTGGTCAGCACAGCAGCCTCGTCGGTGTCGTCGGCAGATAGCTGCAGCTCGACCGCGATCTCGATCTCACAGGTCAGATCGGTGCGCTGCATTGGCCTGGCTGAATTGGTCGAGACAACCAGGCGCGGGAAGTTGGGCATGACGTCCTGGTCGTCGGGGTCGTCGTAGAGGCCGCGGCTGTAGGACGTGAGGCAGGTCGGTGTGCCGGCGCCGGAGGCCGACCAGTTGGCTGCTGCCAGGTAGTCAGCGACTGCAAGTTCAGCTCTTAGGGCGGCGGCGTTCATTTGATTGTGATCCCGTTGTCTTCGAGAACCTTCCCGTTGGCCAGGAGGGCCTCGGTCATGTGGTTGATCATCTCCGTCGTCTCGTCGTCCATGGCCTTCTGCATTGCCTCGTTGTAGATTTGCGCCACTCGGTTGTACTGGTTGTCTGCCACACCTGTACGCATCGAAACGAAAGCGGTGGGATTAAATCCAGGAACCGCCTGGAATCCATGTGCAACAGTGCCTTTGTGAATGGCTATGTTTTCCTCTTGTAAACCGTACTGATTAGCCACGGCAACAAGGGCTGCGTTTGGTTTCTTTTTTGCCCTGTATCCTGGGGGTTTGACTAATGGCACCCACTTGGGGGCGGAGTATTGGCTGAATCCACGGTTGTAGATGCGGATTGATTTCACCACCGCGCTGCGAAGATATCCAACAGATCCAATGGACTTCTTCATCAACGCCGAGGCAGCCGCCTTCATTCTTTTTCCGTAAAGACCATGGCCTCCGTTTAGGTTTGCTGTTGGGTTTTTAGCGGCTTTTGCTTGAACGATAAGGTGGACTCTCCTGAGAATTCTTGAGGTTCCAACACGTTTTCCGGTCTTCTTAGACTTGCGGTTGATGTCACCAACCGGCGTCCCAAGGTAGTCAGCGATCCTCCGGCGCTCCTGGCCCGGGCTCTTGGGCGGCACCAGGACGAACAGTCTCACCATCAAATAGAAGAACCGGCTGTTGATGGCCTTGTGAAGGTCGCGGCTTGTCGTCAGCAGATACTGCTTCATGGCAAGGTCGAACTTGCCGCTGTCGACCGTCATGTTGACTCCGAATTTCACTTGGTCTTGGCCCCCAGTTCAAGGTTGTAGTAGGCGCCGGAGGCGTCTACACGGCAGGACAGGATGCGGAGGGTGCGGCCTTGATAGACCAGAGTCCTACCGACCACCGGCCGAGGCTTGCAGAAGGTCAGGGCGATGCGGTCGCTGTTCTCCTGGAGGATGAAAAGGCCGTCTTCTTTGAGCAGCCGGGAAAAGGTCGTGCCCTGGTCGAGCGTGTAGAGCGTTGAGTCCATCGAGACCAGGGTGCTGTCGCAGGTCTTCCAGTCGCTGAACATGACCAGGATCCTCGAGGTCACGTTGTCCTGGAACCCACCGGAGATGGGCACGTTGGCATCGTTGACCGCTGCCGGGATGCACCGGATCGACGTCCCCTGCCAGATGAACATCGGCGCCCCAAGCATTTGCTGGAGCACCGCCATGCCCTGCTGGAGACTGGATCCGATGGTGGTCATCAGGCGGTAAAGTAAGTGCCAGAGACTATCAGCCGGCTGGTGGCCTGGAGATGGGGGGCTAGGCTATCGGCGGCTCCGTTCTCAAAGTGCGACAGCTCGAGGTAGCTGGTGCCGGCGATTAGCCTGGCGATGATGGCGGTCTTGGATTGGTTGGTGCCGTTAGTCAGCCACACCGCGGCGGCGGCCTCGTAGGTGACGGGGTCGGGCAGCGACAGCCGGAGGTTGCCTGTGGCGGATCCGCTCACCGAGTTGACGGTGACGTCCGCGGTGAATGTGGTCACGCATCCGATGGTGGTGTGTCGGGCGGTGTTGGTGGTGATGCTGAAGGTGCGGCCACCGCCGGAGTCGATGAGGGTCGGCACCCAGGTCGTCGGTGTAACCAGCGGCAGGGCGGCATACAGCTCGTCGAAGTTGTCGTTTATCTTCTCGCCGGCGCCGCGGAGGGTGTCCCCGGTGTTGTCGTTGGCGATGGTGCCGATGTTGATCGTTTGCTGGGCCATAGTTTTATTTCTTGGGTAGGACGTA